GCAAATTTTTCCCATAATCCTCTATTAGAACGTCGTAACCTTTAGCGAAGGCGTCGAAAGCGATCATCTCGCAAATGGGTGTACTGTCATCCGCAATCTTACTGCACAAAGTGAATAATAAAGTGAGCTTAAGGGTATTGTACCCCTTATCTCAGAAGCCAGCTGGTAGCCTTTCCTGAACTCGTCCTTACAGACGCTAAGTGCTAGCCGGTGCCTATTAAAATGTTGAGCCACTGCTTGGCTAACCCTTGTAGAGTCGAGGCATTCCAGAAGTAAGATGACGTCCCATCTTGTCTCAAGACCACTAGCTCTGTCCAGATCACCCTTCCTACTTATGGGAGGTAGTTCCAACATATCCAGCTTGTAAATTTCTCGGGTACTCACAAAGTCTTGCTCCCCTATATTAGCCGATTGCTTGGGATCTAGGTGCATCACATGCACAGCTGCCCTGTACCCGTCAAACTCAAAATCGTGTTCACARCCAGGTTTACTTAGACCTACAACTAAGTGGTGAGTGGAGGCGGTTGGTCTCCTTTTACTGTGCTTTCCAGAGTCGCGCATGACCGGTACAGCTAGTATGCTGGTATTATCGCTATGCAGTACTTTCCCTGCCTGAGTTGTGCTTCTAGCAATCAACATCAAAAGCTCACGAGCAAGTGGRGCACTAGCCGGTAGAGGTAATATCTTCTGTGTAGCAGGCTTRTGAGAAGCAACTGTATACCTTTGTATCCACCCTCCATTGCGGAACTCAAATTCTCTATCACGTGCGTACTCGTTCAGTATAAGTTCTCTTGCCTCTTGGTCAAGACCACACTCCTCACCGCAGGCGAGGAACTTTGAGCACTCGAAGAATCCATATTGCCTCTTTAGCTCAGCTGTTTCCTTGGATATGTCCGCAAGTCTGGGTGGTGCCACCCACTCAATACGAGGCTTCGGGCCACTCTTTGGATGTGGTAGTTCCAATAGCCGTTCCCTTAGCTCAGCATCGTAGGATGCCTTGTGCCCAACTTTAACAACCCCGTCGATCTCCAAATAATCCTTGAATTGTACCTTACAAATCTGCTGGTACTCTTGCTCAGAGCAAACGTATGTAGCATCATTGTTCAAAATGCAACGAACTGTTGCCTTTGGAAATTTCCGCGGCTGGCCTTCCAGCTCAAAGGCAATCCACTTATTCTTCAAACAGTCATAACAGTCACCCTCTACGGGGACTCCTGGACGTCTCTCTACTGTACTGTAAGAACTTAGGAACCTTCGGCTCCCTTCGCTATAAGTGAAATCGTCACAGAAAACCCCAGTTAGCTGTGCAAACCGCGAGTCCATTTCAAAAGAAAGTTAACGGTCTATTAAGGATTAAGGGGTAATATTTGG